CTAGCTACTTGCTGCCCGCTTGGATGGTGGGTAGAAACCCGAAGCTCAAGATCATACAATCAACTAACACCACAGAGCTATCAGTTAGATTCGGGCGTAAAGCAAAACAACTTATCGACTCGCCTGAGTATCAAACCGTATTCAAAACAAAACTCAGAGAAGATTCACAAGCCGCTGGTAAATGGGAAACACAACAAGGCGGTGAATACTATGCAGCTGGTGTTGGCTCCGCGATCACAGGTAGAGGTGCAGATCTTCTAATCATAGATGACCCACACTCTGAACAAGACGCAATGAATCGAGAAGCTATGGAACGAGCGTACGAGTGGTATACATCAGGACCACGTCAACGTTTACAGCCAGGCGGTGCAATTATTCTCGTCATGACAAGATGGAATACAAAAGATCTGACCGGGTGTCTGTTAGGCGCGCAGCGAGAAGCCAAAGCAGATCAGTGGGAGATTGTAGAGTTCCCTGCTATCATGCCATCAGGTAAACCTTTGTGGCCAGAGTATTGGAAGTTAGAAGAACTAGAATCAGTCAAAGCTTCTGTAAGTGTACAGAAATGGAATGCACAGTATATGCAGAACCCAACTTCAGAAGAAGGTGCAATCATCAAACGAGAATGGTGGCAGCGTTGGGAGCATGACTGGATACCTGCATTGAAGCACGTCATACAATCTTACGACACAGCGTTTGGCAAGAAACAAACCTCAGATTATTCTGCAATCACGACCTGGGGTGTATTTTATTTGAATGATGATAGTCCTGCTACACTGATATTACTAGACGCCAAGAAAGGTAGATTTGATTTTCCAGAGCTCAAACAAGTTGCGATGGAGCAATATAAGTATTGGGATCCTGATACAATCGTCGTTGAGGCCAAAGCATCTGGTCAACCTTTGACAGACGAACTGAGAAAAATGGGTATACCTGTTGTCAATTACAGTCCGAGCAAAGGAAACGATAAGCATACTAGGGTAAATTCTGTTGCACCTTTATTTGAAAGTGGTATGATATACGCACCTATGCAAGAGTTCGCTGAAGAAGTGATCGAGGAATGTGCGGCTTTTCCATTTGGGGACCACGATGACTTAGTCGACTCGATGACACAAGCCATTATGAGATTTAGACAGGGTGGTTTTGTCTTACATCCTGACGACGAAAAAGAGGAGAAGATAACTAAAACGAAAAGGACTTATTATTAACCATGGCAAGTTTAAAATTATTAGAATTATTAGAAAAAGCTTTCGGTAAAACATTTATCAATCAATCCATTGGCACTAGAACTAACGTAGTCAAACCTATCAAGCTTGATAAGAATGCACCTACCAAAGGACTGTATTCACCAGAAGCTTTTGAGAATCCTAAAACTATGGATATTATCGAAGAGAAGCTGATGGAGTATGCACCTTTTCAATTAGGTAATAAAAATGCAAACGAGGTGGCTCAGTATACAGCCAACCTAGAAATGTATCTCAAAGCTAAAAACAAACAGATGGGTGTTACAGAAGGAATGAAATCTGTCAAAGCAGCAAAACCTGAAGCTGAAGTTATTGATATGAAGACAGGTATCAAACTTGATGACGAAGGTATTAAATCTTTGAAACAAGCTGATGGATTACCACCAGAAGTAGAACCAGGAAGCAATCTAGCAAAACTAAAAGAAAAGATAAATCAAGTTAAGAACAACGCACAAAAATTATCTGAAGAAGCTGGTAAATCAAAATTTGATATGAATGATATAGCTAAAGCTTTTTTTGATATAGGAGCAAAGCAAGGCAGCATACAACAAGAAGGTAGACGTAGAGCTGTGATGAGAAAAATATTATTAGCAGACGAAAGATTAAATTTACCTGACGATGTAATACAAAGTTTAAAAAGAATGGATGATCTAAAAGGTGACGGTCCTGATCCATTAGAATTATTCAATCAATACTATGTCAGAGATAACTACAAACTAGATACTTTAGATGACATCATAGATGGAGCTCAAGGTCCTAACGAAGCAGCGACCGAGTTCTTAAAAGAGATTGGTTTTGATTTAAAACCGCCAAGAGATACTAAAGCTGAAGGTGGCCTATCCTACTTGATGGGGGAATAATGGCATCAGAATTTCTAAAGATACAAGCTCTCAACAAATATATCAAAGAGCCCAAAGTTAAAGATTTTAGTTTTGATTTACGTTCTTCATCAACAGAAGATTTTTTATTTCCAGAACCAAAACCAGAAGAAGAGTTAACTAGAATCAAAGAAGAAAACTTTGAAAAAGCAAAACCATTCTTGATGGATGAGTCTGTAGACTTTATTGAAAGAGAGGAGTTCAACGAAGGAAAAGGAGTTTTTAAATTTCCTTCAGCGCAAGCCGCTGGTGGAGGAACCCCAGCTGGAACATATCCTAAATCATCTCCCTTGGAATTAAAAAAGCTTAGAGATATTTTAAATAGTTTACCTGATGGATCTGACGTTGGTTTACAAACATTACAAAAACAAACTGGTGTTGATAGAGGCACAATAAGATTAATTGTGCAAAGAGAGTTTCCTAATCTTAATGTTGGTGGCAAAGCAGCTATGTCTGCAAACATGAAAAAAGTTAATGAGTTAAGGAAAGCAAAAGGTTTTAGAGCAGGCGTTAACATGGAAGAGTATATCAAAGATTACTCAGAAAAATTTAAACTACCAAAAGGATCTATCTTCAGTAAAGCGATGTCAAACAAAGATCTAGCTATAAAATACTTTGGTGATGCTAGTGAGAAAAACTTAGCTAGAGTAGACAGAATCAATAATGATTTAAGAAAACAATTAAAATTAACTTATCCAAAAGGAGATCCTAATAAAGGATATATTACAAGAGAAACACGAAAGAAAAAATTTACACCAAGTGCTGACGATAAATTTATTTTGAATCAACAGAAAAAACAGAAGAAGTTAATAAATAATTATTTTAAGAATAATCCAGAAAAAATTTTAGAAAAACCACAAGTTCTAAAAATGATAAATGCAAAATTAAAAGATGGTAAACTAGATTTCACTCCTCGATACGACACACCAGAGGAATATGTTGAGCTAGCTAAAAAAGGTAAACTCTTTGATGAATTTGATATTACTCCAATACGATCAGAAAAAAGAGGTATCATGTATCCTGCAAACAAAAATGTTAGCCCAGGTAAATTCAATCAGGCTTTTATTAAATCAGTAGATGCTTATTATAGAAAAACAAAAGGATCTACGGATGCAGATGTTATAGCTAACAAACAAGCGATTGAAAACTTTTTGAAAGAAGTTGGGATAAGAGTAAACGTAGAAGGACAGATGATAGGAGAAAAAGTTTTACCTGCCATTGATAGAAACAGAGGGAATCTACCAAACATAGATAATACTTTACGAAAACTAGATTTGAGTGAATTAGCTCAAAACGTATCTATTGCTGATACAGCAGCAACAAAGCTTGGTATGAACGTAGACCCATCAGAAATATTAAGAGCTGTTGACACAGATTATATGAAAACAAAAACTCCATCTATCAAAGGACTTAAGACTGTTGCGAAAGTTGGTTTAGGTGAAGCTTATTTTGCACCTGCTTCTATTGTAATGGATTCGTATGCAGGACTTACAGGACCAGAGATGGCACTTAACATTGCAACGTTTGGTACAGGTGTTCCAATAAAAGATAGTATAGAGAAAAGAAAATTTTTGAACGAACTAGATCTTGGATCTGCATTTAACACTGCTATGGAGAAAAGAAGAATTTTAAAAACAGCACCAAAGAGTTCTGTAGGTGATTACACAGAAGATGAAAGAAAAGCTATCTTTGCTTCTAATGTTTTTGACACAGGACTAGGAATGAAAAGAAAAGCAAAAAGAGAAGATGATCTTGAACAGATGAAAGCTGATTTGCAATCAGGTGCGCTTGAAGTAAAAGATTATACTGATGTGCCTGAGCCTGAAGGTATTATGGGTATAGAGCCAGAGCTTATTGAAATACCAGAAGATCTAGGTTTCTTCAACAAAGCTGCAGGACAAACTCCAAGAGGTTTTCTTTCTCAAGGAGGCATTGTACAAACTAGAGTTGGTTTTGCAGCAGGATCTCAAGGACCAATACCATTGAGAGTTTTATTCTTGATCATGGACAAATTACAAAATCTTAAAAACTCTACGTTCAGTAATTATAATTCTGTAAGAATGTTTGGAGAGCAAAAAGGTATCAAAGAAGTATTGTCACCTTACACAAACATACCTGAGAAGAATAGATTAGTAACAGCGATAGAAGATGCTACAGAGCTTAAGAAAATAATGCCAGAAGAATACCATGGTATTCTTGATGAGATTATTAAGGACAGTCAGCAATTTAATTTCAAAACAGCACACGACAGAACACAGGCTGTTATCGATACTTTACCACCTAACCTAGATTTCAAACAACTACCTGAAGATTTATTCCCTTTACCTAACCCAGAAAACAGCTCATTCATTCTTCCAAAAGGATATGGAAAAGGCACTAATTTTCAAACAGGTAGATTTAAAACAAGGACTTCAGTAGATTCGTTTACAGGTAAAGGCACAAGAGAGGTCTATGATACTTTTGACGAAGAGACTGGTGAATTTATAGAACCAGGCAAACTAGTAAGTAAAGAGCCAATAGAAGATGAATTAAGTGAGATCTTTGCAACTATAGGTAAACCAAATGAAACTAACTAGAACTGTACCCCCTAAAAAAGGACCTGAGCCCCAGGGCTTGAATATTAATTATAATACTGTTAAACCTGTAAGATTGGAGAAAATAAATGGCAGACATAGACAAGACTCTTCCAAACGTAGAGCAAGAGATAAAAGTACCATCGCCTGAAGAAATCGAAGTTGCTGAAGAACAGAAACAGCAGCAAGTTGATCAACAAGGTGACCCTGTAGAAATATCAGAGAACGAAGATGGTTCTGTAGATATTAATTACGATCCGTCAATAGCTTCTGTTGAGGGCGAAGTAAATCACTACGACAACTTAGCTGAACATTTACCAGACGATATTCTAGGTAGACTAGGATCATCACTCTATCAAAATTATCAAGATTACAAAAACTCCAGAAAAGATTGGGAGAGAGGTTACAGAGAAGGTCTAGATCTTCTTGGTTTTAAATACGATAACAGAACAGAACCTTTCCAAGGTGCATCAGGTGCAACGCATCCT